CTATGCCTAGTGGCTGTGCCCGTCGTAAGGGGCCTCGTCGCATGGTGGGAGAAACGGCATCCGGTTCCTGATGGACCAGCATTGCCATAAGTGCGGAAAGCTCTATGGGACCTGCCCCCACACGATATGAGGTAAGAGATGACCTATTCAGATGAAGTGCTAGCAGATACCCCGGTTGGATACTGGAAGCTGAACGAAGGGACCGGAACAGCGGTCGATTCCTCTGGGAACAGCCACGACGGAACCTATAACGCCACGGTTAGCACAGTCACCGGTCCCAAGGGTCTGGATGGGTCGGTATTCAGCGGACAACAGCGGGTAGCGATTCCCCATCACGCCGATTTCGACCTGACCACCTTCACCATCGAAGCATGGGTATACATCGATGACGTGACCATCTCAGAACGACTGGTGGTCGGTAAAGCCGGTGGAGATAGCGGTGCGGACGACAACTATGCGTTCTGGGTAGCCAACTCGACCGATGGAACGCCATGGCTAACTGTTGCCCTATACGGTGAAGTCGGATTCGCAGTAGGTGCTACCTCCGGGTATCTGACGGCTGGATGGCATCACGTTGCGATAACTCTGACCGATGGAGCCCAACAGTTCTATCTGAACGGCGGCACGACCTGGGAAACCGGTGGTTCCGCTACAACTGCGGTAACCCTGACGACGAACGCTAATGACTTACACATCGGATGGGGCAAGAACGACAACGGGACCGCTAGCAGCATCGAGGCTAACGGCACCTATGCCAATGTCGCCATCTACGATTCGGTCCTGAGCGGGGCCAGAATCCTAGCTCACTACGAGGCGGCTGATGACTCAGCAGCACCACCATCTACATCGTTCTCAGGATTGGATTGGCGTCCGGTAGGTGGGCTCGGTCAGAAGACGGGTGGAGCGGTAACGGGTGGAGCTACAATCATCCCCCGTATAGAACCCCTATTCTGAGTCACCAGATGGCCCAGGATGGATTCGGAATACGAACCCGGTATATCTACCCAACTGAGCCATCTAGAAGCTTACAGAGGCTTACAGAGCCTCGAATCCCTCAGCCATCTGCAATATCTGTTCTTTGGTGAACGATTCAGGCCCAAGACCCTTCGATTTCGCGGCCACGATGGTCTCTAACAACAACAATCTCTCATCGGTAGATAGGTCAGGGATGAGCTTTCGATTCAAGACCATCTTGCGTTCCCAGTTCGTGGTGGCTCCGAACACGCCGTATTCTTCTTCCAGATTCGCGGAGAGACACTGACGACGAACGGGACATTGAAGACACTCCTGTATAGCAAGACGGAGGCCGTGGGATTCTTCACCAGGAGACCACTTATCATCAGCAAGGAAGGCTTTATCTACCATGGCCTGATGCTGGTCAGCGGAGACACCTTCCATATCTTGGCCCAAGAATCGCGGCGCATTGAGATACACACATCTACCTTCAGAAGCCCAATCAGAAGGGGCGATGAGTGAGGTATTGAGAACGACACTATCTCTCCAATGAGGGTGCTTAGCGTCGAGATGAAGGCGCATCTCAGAAGATTGGGAGATAGGTATGTGTTTCGAGCAGAAGCCACAGACAAGAAGCTTCGGTGCATCGTCGCTGGTTGCGGTCAGGTTCTCAGGCAAATAGCTCCTTCAGATGTGTACTTATCGATATCTACTGAGGGAACTAAGCCGAGACTTTACTGAGATGGATATTGTAGGTCAGCCAATACCTAAGTGTGGGGATACGAGCTATGAATATCTATGGGGATGAAAGGAGAGTGGTAGAGAGAAGCGTCCTTGGAGAGCCTCCAGGCCCCACCCTAGCCCGGTGTACACTGTACACTTCTTCTACTTATCCAACGAAGCATCCTAAACGCTATGGATTGCGCCGTAGGCACTCCTGATGCCTTAGAAACAGGCCAGAAACAGTACCTAGGTGTACGGGGGTAGCCCCATCCCGTTCATCGTGGTCCTCCCGGTGGCGCTGGACCCAACGGAGATTTCAACTCATCAAATGTTTGAAGAGGGCCATAATTAGGCCGCCATTAGGACACGATTCCTATAGATGGTCATAATTAGGCCATACTTAGGCCCACATTAGGCCGCATAATGTGCTACTATTGCGGAGTAATGAAATACAGCCTTTCTGAAGGAGCGAATGGTTTAGATGAATAGAAAGAAGTACGGAGAGAGGGTACAGGTCAAGGCCATGGTGCCGGTGGAGCTACATGAGCGTCTACTGTCGATGCTCGAACCCGGTGTCTCGGTCAATGACCTAGTGAATCAAGCTCTGCGAGACCTAGTAGCTAAGACGTTTCGGGAGATGGACCTGAAACAGTTCCGTGAGACACCGTTGAATACCGATTTCTAACTATGGAACCCACACCTACACCACCTCACGAATCCGCCCCGGTCACCCATCACTTGAAGGATGGGCGTTACTGGTCTACGTGTGATGGTGAAAACTGTTGGTGTGGGGGAGAGGATTGACGATGGAGATTATCGCTTTGCTATTTGTTGGATTCGCTGGATATCTTTTCGGTCGTGCCCACCGCTAGATTGCACTTTCGACCACTAGACAAACACATATCGCTTGACCGATACTGCATCTTAAGGAGGAAGGAAGATGGTCGGACAACGACTGTTCTCAGGAGGAAGGGTTATGCGGAAACTACTGGTAGGTGTGTTGTTGGCTGTGTCGTTGAGTGCTTGTGGGGGCTCCGATACCGATTCCCAGTGCGATGACCTCGCTACCCGCCATGCCGATGTCCAAGAGCAGATGGCTGCGGTGCCTCTCGATGATGCCGAGGCTTACAACGCTCTCGTGGATGAGGCCAACGCTATCCGTGACGAAGCAGAGCAGGCTGGCTGCGATGTCACCAACGGGTTCTGATGGCGAAGACGAAGGATATAGACATCCTCGCCTTAGCCGCTGAGGACCCTCACTTAGAAGTGTTGGTCACCTTGGACGATGGGACCCAGTACGTGTCTGCGCTGTACGTGCTGGTGGACCTGTTCATGGGGGTGACAGAATGAAGACTTGGATGCGTTTGCTCATCGGATTCATCGTGGGCATCTTGGTCGGCGTGGCCTGGGAACCGTTCGGCCTCTCACTGGCCTTCTACGTGGCGGTGTGTGTTCTGGTCGCCTGGTTCTGGCCGGGAATCGTTCGCTTCGTCAAGCGGACCACGAACTGACGGGGGGTTTTCCTTTCTCCTTCCCCCCGTCATAGGACCCCCTGGGATTATTCCTGGGGGGTCTTTCTATTTGCTTGCTTGTAGGGCGAAGGCGAAGGTGTCTTGGATACGGTCCATCCACACCAGCTTGAAGTCGGCCTTGTAGAGGCCCCGGAAATCGCTCATCGGAGTCTGGCCGACCTGCTCGTACTGGTCTTGGTCCAAGAAGGTCAGGGTCTCTGGCTGGATGACCCGCGTATGTGAGGGGTCACCCCAGGCCCACTTGGAGTCCCACCACGGACAGGTTGCCAAGAACAGCCCACCGTCCCGAAGGATGCGGTGAAACTCGCTGAACTGGGTGAAGAAGGCACGGTAGTCCCCCTGCTGTCCCAGGTGTTCGAGTACCTCGTAGGCATGAATCTCATCGAAGGTATCGTCTTCGAAGGGGTAGGGGTACTCGGTAAGGTCCCATAGCACGTCGGGGTTGTGGCCTTCGTAATAATCCAAAGTGGTGAGTTCATCCCATTCTTCCCCTACAGACTTTCCTAGCCGCTTCTCTCGGGCGCTTCCACAGCCCAGTAATAGTTGCTTCGTCATGCCGTACACCACCCATCACAGCCCGCTTCCCCACACTCATCACAGGTTTCGTAGTAGTAGGCCCCGGCCAAGGCTGAGCATCGACGGCACAACTCGATGTTCTTGCATTGAGCCTTGATACAGTCGTCGTAGACGAAAGCCCCTTCTATCGTCAAGTGTTCGTGGTCGCAGGGCATCTGCTGAAGCGCCTCTCGGACGTTCTCTAGGGCTTCCAAAGCTCTAGCACGGTCCTGTCTGGCAGCTATAACGAAGGTCTCCCAGACCGCCATATCGTGGTTCTGGACGTTGTTGATGAGCCACCAGGCGCTATCTATGCCACCGCGTATCGTCTGGAAGGTATTCACTGGGTTTCTCCATTCAAGGCGTCATTGACCGGGACCATGGCCCAGGTGGAACCACATCGTTCACACACCACGGCTTCAGGAGCCAACTTCCCGTATACCTCTATGAAGAACAGTGTGTGTCCATCCATACGACACCTATCTCTGTCAACCGCCATCTTCTGTTCGTATGTCGTTTCCATACTCACCCCGGAATGGCGACGTACTTGATATGGGAGACCCTGAACCGGGGGTCTACGTGGACCGGAATCTTCAGGTGCGCCAGACGGTCACAGAAGGCCATATCCTCGCGCATACCGCCACCCTGGTCGGCTGTGAACCACACATCGCCCAGGAGGTTACGGACCTTCTCTAGCGCCGTGCGGTGCATCAGCAGAGCCCCAGCCGGGACCGCCCCTATCTGGTAATAGTCGTCTTGCTCGGTCTCTTTGGGGTCCATCGCCTCACCGCTCAGGTGCCAGTAGGCGTACTGGGTGACGGGAGGGTTAACCGCGTAGTCGATGCGCTTGTACAAGCCGCTGACCACGGGGGTCTTCTCAGGGTCGGCTCTACGGATGAAGTCGTACAGGTCTTGCGGTTCCCACTTCTCATCGCTGTCGAGGAACAACAGCCAATCCACATCCGGCATCGTGTCGAGGAACTTGGCGACGATGTAGTTGCGGTTCACATCGAGGTTCGGACCCGATTCCTTGGCGATGACGTGCCCATCGATAACCCGCTTGTTCTCGGGCTGGTACATGTCCTCGATGATGGTCTTCAAGAAACAACTGAACGTCCAGGCGTGAACGCCATTGGCGGGATAGACCATCCCTAGGCAGGCTAGGCGCTCCTTCTGGACTGGGCGTGGTCGTGCTTTCTTAGACATACGGCCTCCGGGCTTTCCTATGCTGTAAAGGTTCTGGTTCTGTGCCCTCGGTAGTAGTGGTTCTCCACTGAGTGTCGAGGTATCTCGTTCGCGTCGTATCCACATGCCTCAATCAGATACTCGTGGATGACTTTGGGGGAGACATAGGTGTTGCTCTCTCCCATCCTCGTGAATACCGCTGCGTTAATCTCATCCGCCTCTGGTAGCAGGCACACTTTGCATCTCGGTTCCATTTGGTCCTCCAAGTTGGCTATTCATCTGGTCACTCGCGGAGCTACTTGGATGGACCTACTTCACGCAGAACCTTGTCGATTCCTTCGATTGCTTCGTGTATCTCAGTCTTCAGTTTCTTTGCTCGGTCGGAGTCGAGAGGTTGCGCGTCGTCTTGTTGGTTTTGGCGCTTCTTGTGGGACTTCTGCTTCTGTAGGCGCTGGCGAGTCATCAAGTAGCCTCCGAACATCTAGAAGGGTGTCGAAGACCCTGCGCTTACAGCAGTCATGGATGAATGCTTCGGAGTTATCCGCTAGCATCTTGTCGATGGTCCCTAACATCAGAATGTGTTCTCCAAGTTCCATCTCATTCCCCGATTAGCCAGAGTCTTTATGTTCATGATGCTCTCGCTAACAAGGGATAACTGCTCATAGAACATTATATGTTGTCATATGTCAAGGTGTGTCATTATTGATAAAAAGTTTCGCCTTGATTGAGGGAAATATGATTGAATTGGAAGTACGGCCTCCATCGTCTTCCCGGCCCAGGGTGCGACCGTCTTAACAAGAGATTGACGGCCTCCCTGGGCCTCCATCATTTGACTTCGTAGGGGGGCATCCACTTCGGTACCCAGAAGTAGCGAAGGCCGGTATCGGAAGTCTTCAACTCGTAATACCCGTCCAGCCGGTTCAAGAAGTCCGCTGGGTCACGGATGTACTTACTCTGACCGTGCTGTGGGCCTCCGATGTACGACACCATCACGGGCTTATCCATCAGATACCTCCTGACCAGATGTAGATGTAGGTGCCGTCCTCGTTGAGCATCAAGCGGTAGCCATCGAAGAACATGACGGGGCCGGGGATGGGGGCAATCTGCCCATCACGCCAGCCCCCGTAGAACTTGACCTTGTACCACTGGTCTGGCTCTGGTTCCCAGCCGGGACGGATTTCGAAGGTGTCCATCAGACCGCCACCTCCTTGCGGTCGTAGTCGCGGTGGCACGGCGTACACAGGGGCATGTAGTCGCTCAGTTCGTCGCTGTAGGTCCCCGTGTAGGTATTGCCGTGGCTGCGGTAGGTGCCCTGTAGTAGATGGCCCTGAAGGGTCTCCTTGTGCTTCAGAGCCCACTGCTGGGCCATATCGCCACAGTCCAGCGCACATGCGTAGATGGAGGCAGCACCGCGCATCGCTCGCAGGGCCACATGGATGGTGGTATAGGCGACGGTCTTCGTGGCTCCTACTGCAACCGGGGGTAACTCACCAGCTACGTAGTGGGGGTGATAGTGGGTCCAGCAATAGCCTTGGCTCGCGGCTAGATTGATACAACCTGTTTCTGTGCATCCGGTGGTCTTCCTCATCGTGGTTCCCTTTCATGGTTTGGCACCTAGGCCGGAAAGGGGTCATGCGATGAGCGAGACCAGATATGGCCGTGCGGGTTGGTTAGGTTACTTCGCTTGTTCCTTCGCCTCGATTATCTGAATCAAGGCATCCAACAGTTCCAGTTCGTATTCCTTCACAAGTCTGCGTTCTCTCAGGTCTTCTAAGGTTTCCATGATTGCCTCCTTCACCACTTAGTTCCACCCGGAGCCGTTCTTACATCATTTCCAGGCTTGCACTACGAGAAAATATATTCTTATCGGCACTCGCTTCAGAAGGGTCGGGTAGACTGGCCGTTGCAGGGGTCCTCCAAGTCCTTCCTGCCGAAAGTGCATCTGGTCCTTCAACGGGATGGCCCCTCTTCGGAGGGGCTTTTCCGTATCCGATTGGACCGGTTGGTAGGACCCGCGTAGTACGTGTCACCCTTGTCGTTCGGGATGTGCATGTAGCAGTAATCGCTGAGGTTATAGCGGGATAACTTGGTTCCGCATCGGCAGAACCTAGGTGTATCGATGTGTTGTGCTGGTGTACCGCTGAGGTGCTTCAATCTCTTCGCGTGAATCATCGTGGTTTCCTAACCGGAATCTTCCAGAGCTTGACCAGTTGCCAGGTCTTTTCACCGTGGACATCTGTTCGTTCCTCCAAGACTTCCTTGATGTAGTAGGTCTGGGCCAAGTGCCGATAATCCTTCGGCCAACTTCGTTCAAGAATCCATACAGTCATCGCCATCAGTTACAGGGTCTCCTTCTCTTTAGATGTCTGGGTATTCTGGGTATGACTTCAACTGAGCCTCGGCCACACAGACAGAACAATTCCTGACACCATCCCCAGTTCCAAGGCAGGAATCGTGGTCATCGATATGTCCGCATAGGAAACACTCAAGACCTACCGAGGCTTTGTACTCAGCCAGAGAAGTAGATTGCAACGAGAGGATTGGGTCACGGCCAAGACCTGACCGAACCTTCTGAGGCTCCATATTCTTGACCACAGCCGAGAGTTGTTTAGGGCTGAGGGTCTTCCCAGAAGCAACCTGGGCCTTGAGACTGAGCATGAACTTCCAATCTCCTGTGTACCGTTGGAGATAGGTCAACGCTTCTTGCTCTTGGTCTGGATTCAGACTCGAAACAGATTCGGAGATAGCAACAACGGGTGTTGTTGTTGCTTCCTTAACTTGTCTTACTTCTTCTATAGGTAGCTTGCTCGGGTTTGCGGAGCGAGCGATGCTCTGGTTTACGGAGCGTGTGCTTGCTCCGGTTTGCCTGCTTTTGTTGGGGCGGCGAGAGGTGGTATTTGCCACCCGTTCACGAACCGTGTCCCACTCCGAGGGGATGCACACGGCGTAGATGTTCTGGCCCTTGGCTTCCCTGGCTGTGCCCAGCCTCTTGCTGACCAGATACATCTTCTGGCGAAGTGACCGCAGCACCGCCTGAAGTTGGGTTCGGCTGATATCTGCGTCGAACATCAGTTGTTCCTGGGATACGAACGAATAGCCGTTCGACCGCTGGTACTCACTCAGGATTTGCCAGATGGCTTTCTCACGCCAAGTCAAGTCTTCACAACGACCAAGCCACTGCTGCATTGCGAACTTCTGGTAATACTCCATACGACCTCCAATCGTGTATTGCGATGTTGCCATAACGCTTGCTTCAAAGAGCCGATAACTTCTGATTTCTTCTGATAACTGTTCCATCCACCACTTAGACCGGGGCAGGTCCGTTCTTACATCATCAGTTCCAAAAAGTTTCGAAAAAAAAGAGGCCCCGTCCGAAGACGGGACCCCTTAGGGAAGCTATGAAGTTCTAAGCCTTGACAGCGACCTTCTTTGCAGGGGACTTACGGCGAGTGGTTTTCTTCGTGGTGGCCTTGGCCCCAGGCTGCCTTCCCCTACGGGGGGCATGACCATTGCGGGCAAGCATGCCGAGGTGTTCTTTACACAGGTCGTTCTGGATGGTGCCCTGTGAGCCCTTCCAGTTGATTGCCGAAACGGCGGGTCTACCACATTCAAGGTCACAGACCCTCGCCTGAACGGTCGCTTCCATCGTTCCCTCCTTGTGGGGATTCCGATGGCAATGTAGCGATTTGGGACGCTGTAATCAACCCCTCGATGGATGTCAAGTGAGAAGCAGCCACATCCTGAGTGATGTGATGGTAGGTGGAAAGCATCGTTTCCACGGAGTTACCGAACTGCTCGGTCACCCACTTGGTATCCCCACCTGTTGCGTTCATGGCGTTCACGGTGGCGCTATGGCGCAGGTCATAGGTGGTGACTTTGAGACCAAGCCTCTGACCGGCATCGTGGATGATGGTGCGGAGATAGGTGGTGTTCAGGTAACGCTTCAGCCGCTCCCCACAGAACACCAAGGCGTTCTCATCGGTGGGCTCATCCACGAAGTTGGTGATGTGTTCGATGAGGGCATCAACCATGGATGGGGGAAGGTTCACGCGACGGGTCTTGTAGGTCTTCGTCGTGTCGTTGGCTGTCATCTTGCCTTCGACCGAGACCACGGAGCGACGAACCATCAGATAGCCCTCGGTGAGATTCAGGTCCCCGATACGAAGCCCGATGGCCTCACCGGGACGAAGCCCCAAGAATCCAAGCACCATCACCAGGGCCTTGTACCGGGGCCGTACCGCATCTGACAGCATCGATATCTGCTCGGGGGTCAGGATGCTGATTTCCCTCTTCTTAGCTCTCTTCGGTAGGAGCCCCTGGACGAACTTCTTGCCCTGAATCGGGTTCTCAGGGATAAGGTCGTGGATATCGGCTGCGTAGGTCAGTGACGAGCGCAGGACCACGAAGGCGTATTCGATGGTGCTAAGGGCGAACCCCTGGTCTTGTGCCCAGTGCGACCACTTGACCACCACCGACTTGTTGATGTCGCTCAGGTAGGTCTCGGCTAAGAACGGCAAGATGTTGCGCTGCCCATACCTCTTATAGCCCGCAGCCGCCTTGGGGGACAGGTTGCGCTCGATGTGTTCGGGCAGGTAGGTCTCGTTCCAGTAATCCCCGTACTTGATACGACCGGGGGCTACCTCTTTGTGGATGCCCTTGGCCATCTCACCTTCCAAGATGGCCTTGCGCCTCAGGGCCTCGTCTTTGTCCTCGTAGGTCTCAGCACGTTGATTACGGGCAATCGGCTCCCGCCACTGAATCTTGTAAGCAACGCTGCCGTCCTTACGGGGGACCTCGTACAGATACACCTTCGGGAGCTTGCTTCCCATGACCGGCCTCCAATCCTTCGGAGACCATCGTACTGTTTCTGAGGTGTTTCTGTCTAGGGAGGGGCTGAGGCGAATACTTAAATCTAACTTTCGGGCAACACCCTCTGACCTGCGCCTTCGAGGATGGAGGCGAGCCGTTTTGCCATTTCCGGTGAAGCGCCCTCGTCCTCGTGCTTGAAGTGCGCTTTATGGCGGGATTAAGCGCGAATAGGGCTCATCTGTCAAGTAGGGAAAACGCTCTGACCTGCGGGTTTGCTAACATCTGTTTCCAGTTTGTTTCTTTCTCAATCTAAGATTCGCTGACCTGTGTTTCCGCGTTGTTTCTGCCAATTCAACGAGCCTTAGCGACTCGTTCCTAGAATCAATGACCTATGATGGTCATATGAAACTAATGACTGTCTCCGAAGCGGCGGGCTTCCTAGAAGTCTCCAAGCCAACCATATATCGCTGGATTAATGATGAACGCATCCCATACATCCGGCACGGGCGTTACATCAGGTTCGTGCAGTCTGACCTCGAACAGTGGATTGAGGCACGACGGGTAAAGGCGGCGTTCGACGCTGATGGCAACCCAATCTAACGGTAAATCCAACCTACCCAAGATTACCGACCCTGCTGAGCAACAGAAGCGGGTCGATGCGATGGTTGCTGCCAAGAAGCGGAATGTCGCCAACGCCAAAGAGTTCGAACGCCTGGTTGAAGAAGATTCGGTCGGAGCGTTGGAGTTCCTTGCCGGTGAGTTGGCAATCCTTGTCTACAAAGAAACCAAGCGGCAGCAGCGCAAGACGGACGGTATCGACAAGACCTACCTCGATGCCCTCGGGCGTCTACAAGCCACCATCAAGGACATCAATAGCTACCTCGCCCTACGAAGCCAGGAGGAAGCCGCTGCCGACCTATTCGCTGCGGTAGACAAACGACTTGAAAACTCTGACATCTACACCCTCATCCCCGTTGACACAGGAGAGAAAAAGACCGTTCATCGACAGCGGAAGCTCATTGCCGGAAGAACTTCTCTGGACACCCAAAAGGGTGAGGGAAGTATTCCTGACGAACTGCCCGCCGAGGCTCCTGAGCCTTCTGCTTGACCCGGTTTACTTCTACAGCCTGTTCTGTACGTGGCAACACGAACCCATCCGGTTCGACGGATGGCAGATGGACTTTCTCCGTTCGCGGGCAAGGTTTCGCTGCCTAGAGAAGTCGGTCCAGATTGGGTTCTCTTGGGTGACCGCAGCCGAGGCCCTACATGACGCCTTCATGTATGAGAACCGTGAATCAGCCTTCGTTTCCCTGAACGAGCGTGATGCCCAGCAGAAGATTGACTTCGCCTATCAGTTGTACCTGGGTATCCCTCCGCAGTTCCGTCAGTTCGTCCCGGTCATCAACCAGTCGAAGGAAGAACTGATTATCGGGCACGACGTGAACAAGTCGAAGCTTCAGTCTCGCCCAGCCTCCAACGCCCTTCGTGGTGTGTCAGCCAACATCTATCTAGACGAGACCGACCTGTATAAGCCCGGACAGGACAAAGAGGTGTACACGGCTGCTATCGGTCGTGTGACCCGTAAGGGCCAGAGACTCACCTTGGGCTCATCGGTGTTCGGAGAGGCCACCTTGCTTTCCTCGCTGATGGCCGATGACAACAACGATTTCGTCAAGGCGCGGCTGCCATGGTGGGTGACCGATAACCAAGACATCCTTGAGTCTATCGACATCCAGCGCCGCAATATGGATGAATTGTCGTTCCAGCAAGAATATGAATGTCACCGTGGAGATGTAGCCGGTGCAACGTTCAGCCAAGAGTTAATACGCAAGTCATGGAACGACAACGATTCGATATCAGCAGGTCTCCTTAATTCCGCTGATACGCTTGTCTTAGGGTACGACGTTGGTGGGGGCGTCAACCCAGCGGCGATGACGATTCTTCGTCAAAGCGGTACACGCTGGGAAATGACAACCCTAGAGTCATTTATGGGTGACACCCTAGCTGCACAGGAAGACATGCTGAATACGATTCTAGACGAGCATCCGAATGCGGTTTGCGCTCTGGACGCGACAGGGCTTGGGCGTGGTATCGCCCAGAACTTGGAGAAGCGTTGGGGGAAGCGCCGGTTCAAAGCCGTCTACTTCAATCCGAGAAATAAGAACGAGATGGTGAGTAACCTGAAGCGGAATCTTGAAGATGGCTTAGTCACGATTATCAGGGACTCGCAACTGACACGGGAACTGAACAGGACACAACTGACACCGACTGGCGTTGTGGAACAGAAGGGCAATTCACGCCGAACGCACTTCGACTTGTTCTGGGCACTGGCGCTGGCTAACTCGCTAACGATGCAAGTCAGTGGAGCCTACTGGAACCTTCAGAAGCGGTATGTGGACCTGTACCCCGAAGATGAAGATGAGGTGCGTTGATGGCGTTGTTCGAGCGCAGGGGTAAGAAGGTTGACACGACCGCTGCCCCAAGAAAGAAAGCGTGGCATGAGGTATTCACCACGTCAGGTAGCGGAGGCAATGTCAGCGTCAATCTGAAGAACCCCTCACAGACCTACGCTGATACTTCATTCGTTTATGAAATCGCTAGCAATATCGCGTCGGCTGGGGCACTCCTGCCGCTGAACATCTACACAATCGACCCGGAAACGATGGTTCGTGAGAAGGCTTCTCAGCATCCCGCATATTCCTTGCTGCGTCGGCCCAACACCTCTACAACTCGGGGGCAGTTCATCGAATCCACGATTCTGGACCTATCGCTTCACGGCAATGCCTACTGGGTGAAGGGTCGCCTTGGCAACGAGGTGTTCGAGCTTCAGCGGGTCCGTCCTGAGTACATGGTCCCGTTGACCAACAACGGTGAATTGGTCGGCTGGCTGTGCCGGGTCAGTGGGGTAGACCAGTGGACACGCCCTACTGATGACATCGTTCATTTCCGTCGTTCCAACCCGGTGGATGACTTCATCGGGCTTTCGCCTATCGCTGCGATGCGTATAGAAATCGGACTGGGTGTATCCGCACAGAACGCAAACACTGATTTCATGCTGAACGGGGCCATGCTTCAGGGATTCCTGTCTGTTCCTGAAGACATCACCGATGAGCAGTTCGAGGTTCTGCAAGGGGAGTGGAAGGCGAACAAGTCAAAGAAGTTCCGTACCCCCATCCTTCCCAAGCCGACAGAGTTCGTTCCTACGAACATGAACCCTGCGGATGCTCAGTTCATCGAGACCGCCAAGGTGAGCCGGGAGCGTCTGTCTGCTGCCTATCGGTATCCGTTACCTGAGTTGAATGTGAACAGCACGCCAGACATCTTGCGCCGTGCCCTGTACCTCGATGCGGTCAAACCACTGACGACCATCATCGAAGAGGGTATCGAGGCGTTCTTGATGCCTGAGTGGGATGACGAAGCGTTCCCCCAGTTCCAGTTCCGTGAAATCGTTCTGGGTGATTTCGAGGTTGTCGCCAAGTCGGGTCAGGCTTTGTCGTACTCGGGTCAGTGGACCCTGAACGAAATCCGTCGTGACCTGTGGGACCTGCCACCTATCGAGGGTGGGGACAACCTCATGCTGCCGAACAATATGAGCCAGGTGGACGATGACGGGAACCTCGTCACCAACCCCAACGCCAACACCGAGAATGACACGACCGGTGGGATGGGCGGGAACCAGGGCCAGGGAATCGGCGGAACGACCGGAAGCGGGGACGGCAAGGACTACAACATCACCATCGATATGAAGGGCTATCCACAGGATTCCTTTCGGTTGATGGAGAAACAGTCCGAGGCCCTGAATGCCCGTATCCGTGGTGTGCTGAAGCGTGAGGCTCAGACCGTCCTTCGTGCTGCCGGTGCTAAGGGCCTGAACGTCAGCCTTCCTGACATCGAAAGATTGATTCGGGAATCTGACCAAGAGATTGCGGACCTCATCAGGGACTTCTCTCTATCGACCGCAACCAAGTCGGCCAAGCTCGCACAGAAGCTCATCCCGGCTTCGGTGGATGAAGCGGCCATCGCTGCGCTGGTTGAAGGGCGTATCCCGAATGCCGTGAGTTATCTGCGTCTGACCGACGTGCCCGTGGTGGACCTGTTCAAGCAGACCATCGCCGGGGGCATGGACACTCGGACCCTTCAGAACACGCTTGAAGACCTGTATGGGGCGGCTCGCAGTCGTGCCGAAGGAGTGGCCCGCACAGAAGTTGCGTTCTCCGCACAGAAGGCATCCCTTCAGGTGTTCTCCAATGGTGGTGCCTCGCAGGTCGAATGGGTTCTAGGTACCGGTCCCTGCTCCACCGGTAGCTGCACTGAAAAGTCTGGACAGACTTTCTCCATCACTGAGGCACCAGAGCTTCCTGACCACCCGAACTGCACCTGTGCTTATGCGCCGGTAGCCCCTTGAATGACTGAAGGATGATGAATCTATGAGCAATATCGAAACCAAGTCACTGGCCTTCCAACTGAAGGCTGTCGATGAGAGCGAGGGTAAGGCAACGTTCGTTGCTGCGGCTTACTCAGTTGACCTCGGTAAAGACCGCATCGTTCCCGGTGCGTTCGGGAAGTCGTTGGAATCCAAGCTCCCGCTGTTCTTCATCGACCATCAGCATGACGCTCGAAACAAGCTGGGGAAGGTACTGAGCGCATACGAGGCACCTGAAGGACTGGTCGTAGATGCCCAGTTCAACATGGAGAAGCAGCTTGCCCGTGAAACGTTCTCCGATTTGGCCTTCGACCCAGATAACGCACAGTTCTCCATTGGGTACCGCGTCCCGAAGGGTGGGGCTGCGTTCACCAAGGACGGCATCCGTGAGTTGAAAGAAATCGACCTCATTGAAGTGTCGGTCGTGGCTATCGCCATGAACCCCGACACCCGACTGGTAGGTGTGAAGACTCTTCTAGAGAACGCGGATGCCGATGTTATCCAGGCCATCCATGACCTGACCGGCAATCTCCTGGCTGAGAAGGAACCTGTCGTAGAGGATGTTGTCGAGGTTGAAGCTGAGGCCGAGGAAGAAGTAACTGAGGAACGGCTTGCAGAGCTTGTGGCCCTTCGCCAGCAACTCGATGAGCAGATTGCTGCACTTGAAGAACTTCTTCCATAAAGACCGCTCACCATGGCTAAGACGTACAAGCCCGCCAAGGCTGGCTGGGACATCTACACGTTATCCCGGCTTCTACAGAACTACGCCGTGTGGTGGGAACTGTACGTGAAGTACGGGGTCGAGGAAATCCAGATACGTAACCAGCGTGTCAACATCCATGATGTGATGCCAGCCATCAGGCGTCTGACTCCCACCCAACAGCGCATCCTGCTTGCCACCGGACTCCTCGATATGTCTGGGTATGATGCCGCCCCCATCCTCGGATATATGGGGTCCAATTCCGTATCTACGCACAAATCCTTCTGTCTTCGGAAACTCTTGAAAGAACTTTCTGACGAAGCCTCGGATTAACTCCTTGGATGAGGGTTCTATTCTGAAGATAGCTTCATGGAGGTAGTTGCGTTATCGGTTGCGGCATGCAAAGCCCCGACCGCTCTGGCCCGACTTACAACGGAAGCAATTGTTCGTTGTATCTGTCTATCTCTACAGAGAGGTAATATCAATGTCCGACAAAATGGTTGAGAGCTACAAGGCTCTCCTAGAGGCCCGCGCAAAGATTGATGCCGGTAACCTCAGCGCAGAGGACCAGGCTTTCGTAGACCGTGCGCTGGCTGACAGCGCCGAGAAGCTTGACTCCATCCAGCGTGAGGCGAAGGCCGCGCAGGTTGCGGAGAACATCGCTGCTTTCGAAGCTAGCGTGAACGTTCCCCAGACCAAGGGCTTCAACATGGAGGAAGGCGACGTTCTCGCCACTCCTGAGTACAAGGATGATTTCTACCGCTTCCTGAAGACCGGCGAGCGTTCTGACCTCATCACCAAGGCTGCTACTTGGTACGAGGGTTCTGACTCCGCTGGTGGTGCGATGGTGCCGAAGGACTTCGTTGCGGAAATCGCCTCGGTCCTGTTCGACGCTGCTCCGGCACTGGGTCTTGCTCGCGTCATCGACGTGAACACGAACAGCGTAGACATCCCGCAGATTACGGCCCACGGCGCTTCTGCCGCAGTCGTAGGCGAGGGTGTAGCCGTTCCTGACAGCAACCCAACGTCGGCGCGTAAGACCGTAACCGTGTTCAAGACTGGTGCTTCTATGAAGGCCACCGCTGAGCTTGTGTCTGACGCCCCGTTCCTGATGGAACAGGTCATCGCGCAGGAGCTTGGTGGACAGGTTGGTGCGCTGCTTAACACCGACCTCACCATCGGAACCGGAACCGGTGAGCCCCAGGGTTACGTCGCTGGTGCGACAACTCTGTTCACCGTATCGGCCACGAACACCTTCACGGCAGATGAGCTTTATTCCGTGAAGAACGCTCTGCTGTCCCCGTACTGGCGTAACTCCGCCTGGACGATGAACCAGACGACCTACAAGTTCATCGCTACCCTGAAGGACTCGAACAGCCGTTACCTGCTGGGCGACCTTGCTACCGGTGGCGGGATGAACCTGATTGGTCATCCGCTGGTTCTGAACCCGGATGTGGCGAACTACACCACAACGGCGTACAAGTTCATCTCGTTCGGTGACCACAAGAAGGGCCACTGGGTGCTTCGTCGCCCGACCCTTTCGGTCCAGCGTTCGGATGACCGGTACTTCGACACAGATGAAATCGCGTTCAAGCTGACCGTGCGCTACGGCGCTGGCGTGGTTGACGCGAAGGCCATCGCAATCGGTAAGACCGCCTAACAAGGCTGAATAGGTTGGGGTAGGGCTTCGGCCCTGCCCCTTCCTGCCAATGAGGGAGTTCGATGGCATATCTAACTGCTGCCAATCTGACGGAGGGAACTGCCCTGTTTCCAGATGTGGCATTCAAGCCATCTGAGGCAACTTCAACCCGTCTGACAACCGAAATCGCATCTCAGTCCGCTGCGTTCGACCGTCTGACAAAGAGCAGGTTCGAGACCACTTCTGCTGCGAGTGCGGAGTATTACGGTTCAGGCACATCACTGCTTCGTACCTACGACCATCCCAACCTTCAGTCCGTTACGTCCGTTGCTTGGACCGCTGTGGGTGGAGACACCGGAACGGTTGATTCGACCTCGTATCGGGTCCGCAAGTTCGGCCTAGAGATGGTCGGGTCGGAGTGGCATGAAGACCTGAAGTACACGCTTACTACGGTGTCCTACGGCCTCACCTCATGCCCTGCTGATGTACAGCGAGCGGTGGCCCTGATGGTGCTGTTCGCAATCAAGGGAACCAACATCGGTCATCACCGTGCCGTCCGTTGGCAAATCGGAGATGTCGTGTATGAGGCCCCTGAGAATTCTGAAACAGGGATTCCTGAGGTGGACCGCATCGTAGACCGGTACTGCGCCAAGACGCCTGTGAGGTTTGCCTAACGTGTACTGGAACCCCGGCAGTGTGTATGGGCCTCTGACGCAGGCATTCAAGACAGCCCTTACCCAGACAGCGGCACAAGCCGTCAAGACTGCTCCGGTATCCACGGGGCAGCTTCGGCGTTCCATCAGGCCGCTTCAGACCGGGGTGTTCAGCGCACAGATAATCGCAGCAGCCCCCCATGCGGAAGCGGTCGAATACGGCACCAAGCCGCACACCATCAGACCCATCCGTAAGAAGGTGCTGGTCAATAGCAAGAAGGGCTTCGGTCCAGTCAGGGGAGAGGTACAGCACCCCGGAACCAGCGGGCAGCCCTTCATGCACCTGGCAGCAGCGTCTTTCCGCAACTACTTCATCTCTAACGCTAAGACAAGGTTCAGGCTATGACTGTCGCCATCGATTTGGTTGACCATTGGGCCGAAGAGTTGACCTCGGTACTTCCGGCTCTGCATGACGTTCAAGTGCATAAATATGCACCGCTATCAATCGAGGCGCTGATGGCGGATGGACGCAAACACCTGGCTATCTGGCCTGTGTCCAACGTCCCATCAGAGCAGCCCACACCTTTTGCCCAAGGGTTCACTGCCACGACCGGCTCCTTGAACATCCAGTACGACTTCATCGTTCTGTATTGGGAGCCATCGGCAGAAGGTGAATTCCTGAAGACCGAAGAGAGCGCAGCCAAGGACTTCCTTGCGTTAGGTGAGGATATCCGAGACAGATTCTTGGTCGAAAGCAACAGAACGCTGACCACAGATAGCGGATTGGTGTGGCGTACTGACTGGACCGCAACCCAGTACGACATCGGGGGTCAACAGGCTCCTGCGATGGTGCGTTCACTGGTGATTGGGTTTAGCGCACAGGTGGCTTTCGATAGGACTCCTTGAATGCCTGGGATACGATTGGACATAGGATGAGCAAGAAAATCAGGTTTATCGCTGACCCGGACACGAGGATTGGGACGGGTCTAAACGGCAAGAATATCGTTGTCGAGTTCGAAGATGGGGTCTTCGAAACCGATGATATCGCTCTTGCCGACCTTCTGATGACTATTGGCGTTGAAGTCGAGGATGAGCCTCGCAAGCCTAAACCCGTAAAGACGGAGGAACCTAACTAATGACAATCGCGCAGAATGCTGCGGCCTTCGAGCTAGCACTAGGGAAGCAGGCTTCCGAGGGTACCGCACAGACCACGGCAGCGAACCTTAACGCTATGCCGATTTCGAGCGGGAACATCACTCCCGTTCAGGAAGTCAACCCCATCGTCGTTACTGACGCCAACTCCTACGACAACCTTGCTGTCTACAAGGCACAGGAATCGTGGACCGCTGATATCACGTTGCCGGTATTCTCTGCAACGCACGGGATGTTCCTACAGGGACTCCTGCCGACAGACACTTACGGCACGGGTACCCACACGTTCACCCCTGCTGGTACGGATGCGTTCTACACGCTCCACACCAAGCGCCCCGGTGGTCCGTTCTACGAGCGGTACGTAGATGGTCTCGTTGAGGAAATCACCTACACCTTCAACCAGGGTGAAATCGTCCTGGCGAACGTGAAGGCCAAGGGTAAGACCATCGTTTCTGGTACTTCTTCGTACACCGCATCGGGCACCATCGTTTCTGGTTCCACAGAGAAGCTGGCAACCGGTGAGTACATGCACTCGCAGGGTGGAACCTTCATGCTGGACCTGGCGGCGACCCCTGCGGCTACGACCATCACGAACGTTGTGAGCGGGTCAATCACGCTGCGTCGTGGCACAGAGTTCGTCCACACGGCTGACAGCCTCACGCCGGTATTCATCCAGCGTGGTAAGTGGGCCGCTGACGTGGCTTTGGACCTCGTTTGGTCCAGCTACGGCGAGTACCGCAACTCGTTCTTCGGTGCCGCAACTGGAACAGGCGCAAGCTCAACGGTGGCAATCGGTGCCTTGGACTTCAAGTTCCCGGCATACGCCAACGCTGCCCGCTACCTGCAAATCAAGCTGCCTAGCGTGGCCTTCTTGCTGGATGCGGCTCCCGCTCCGAACGCTGATGGCTCAGCCCTGACGCAGAGCGTGAACGGGATGGTGACGGTGCCTTCGTCTGGTTCACCGATGACGGTGGTTCTGTCCAACGCCTACACAGGGACGTTCTGATGAAGAGACTCTGGGCGAAGTTATTCGGTCCTAAGACCAGGGGAACCGTCACGGTGTCTGCGGTCGTAACGAGGGCTGACGGGACCGTAGAGAACCTTGGTGTTATCGCTAAGGGACCCATGTACGTAGAAGCTAAGAAGAACTAGGAGATATATCAATGGCAACAGTTCTGACGAACGACGGAGAAGAATGGGTCGCTGAGCGTATCGCTGGTACCCAGGGCGCTGGTACGAACAACGTGGCTACCAACGCCGGAACACACATCGGTATCGGCACTGACGCGACCGCTGCTGCGAAGGGCGACACTGCTCTTGGCACTGAAGTTGAGACCCGCGCAACCACGACCGTTACGGTGACTGGTACTGGGTCGTCTGCGAAATATCAGGCCACAGGTGCAGCGATTACCGCAACAGGTGCCCGTGCGGTCACCGAGGCTGGACTGTTCAGCGCATCGACCACAGGTGTCATGTTCATCAGCGCCGACTTCTCGGTTATCAACCTGGCGACGAACGACACCCTCGCAGTGACATTCACGCTAGACCCTTCATAACCAGCATTCCTATAAGGAGGGAGGGAGGGGCGGCTTCGTGCCGCCCTTCCTTGTGATTGACCTATGGCCGTAGCCTATGACTTCCATACCCAAGCGACGAACTATCCCTATGCCAGCGTTGCGTCATACTCTTGGTCACATAACCCGACCGGAACGCCTCGCGGGGTGTTTGTCTTCGTCTACACAAACTCCGCAACCAAGACGGTCACGGGTGTTACCTACGACGGGACTTCGCTAACAGAAGTAACTTCCGCCGCTGCGGTGGACACCTCGACGGAACCTGCCCGAATCGACGTGTTCTTCCTCGGGTCCTCGGTCCCGACGACTGACCCGGCTACGGTTGTCGTTTCTAGGACGAACAACACCGTGGGTATGGGTGGCGTTGCCGTGACTGTTACGGCGGGAGCCGACACCGAGATATACGAATCAGGCATCGTCCTCCTTCAAGAAAATGGGACGTTCTCCGAACAGTCGGTCACCGATGGAGGCGCGGCTACCGACAGCCTCCGGTTCGCGTCGGGTTACGCCGGGACCAACTCCCCGCCAGGAGCAGGGTCAAGCAGCACGGTCCTAGATGGACAGGACTGGGGTTCCTACGGTTGGAGGATGGTCCGCGAGACTACGGCGGGAACGGGGTCTCGTAGTGTCGGCTTCTCTACGACGGTATCCGACGACCGTGCAGGAACACACTTCGCCATCCGCGAGGTTGCCGGTACTCCCTACACCACTACGTTGGATGCCACTACGACGGTCACAGCGGGGTTAGTTAAGAATCCCAAGAAGATTGGTGATGCAACCTCCACAGTTACAGCAGCAGCGATTAGGGCAGCGAAGAAAGTCCTCGATTACGGCGGGATAGGCTACGCTGATGACTCGGGATATGATGTCAATTACAGCTTCGATGGCTATTCGGACGCTACGACCATCCAGACCTCCGATACCCTGGCTGGGACTTCGCCGTTCGCAGTTACCATCGGTTCGGGGAACACGGTTGAATACGACACCGTTCGCTCTCTCCACGGCACTTCGGCTTCGGGGCACTTCAAGGCTGTAACGAACAGCAACGCGAACGTGGTTTGGAGTGGTTTGGATGACGGTGGTAGCGGTAATATCCGCTGGCGCTTCTATATCTATCTCGGTCAAGTAGACGCTCAGACCCGGCTCATCCGATTCATCAACTCCGCAGGTGCCCTTATCGGAACATGGCGGTTCTTGTCTGACCGAACCATCGCGTTGCTTGATGGAAACGCGACCCTCGTTTCTGGGACGACCTTCGCTGCTTTGAGCCTCAACACTTGGTACAGGTTCGAGGGTTATTACACCCAAGGCACGACAGCAGCCAACGGAGCCTCGAAACTCAGTATCTATGAGGGCGAGTCTTCAACCCCTGTCGAAGAGAAGGAGACCACGGGGGTTGACTTCGATGGAGATGCCACGACATTCGACCGGTTCAGTGTTGGGACCGTAGGAACGGACTCGGAATTCTGGATTGAATCTCTGGCTGTAGATAACGCATCTACCACCTACATAGGTGCCAAGGAGCAGTCAGGTACTCCGTGGATTACGGCTGTGACTTCCAAGGCTGTCTCGGCGCTGCGTTCCGTTGGGGCAACCCTCACCGCTGCGTTCGATTATGTGAAGACCCCTGCTTCTGGAACGCCATACACGGTCACCTTGGACGCCACGACTGCCCTGACAGCAGGAATCGTGAAGGCGGCTACGGCCACGAGAGCGGCTACCAGCACCATCACGGCAGCTATCACGAAGGTAATCGTGAAGGCGGCATTGGCTGCTACGACGACCCTGACGGCTGTTGGACAGAAAGCTGTGGCGGCTACTCGGGCAGCCACGTCTACGGTTACCGCTGCTATCACGAAGGCCATCGCTACCACGAAGGATGTAGCAACGACCCTGACCGTGGCTGGTGTGAAGAACACAGTCAAGGCCCTTGCAGCGACCACAACCCTGACTGCTGCTAATACCTACCAACTTGGTAAGGCCATCGTTCTCGATGCCACCACGACGTTAACCGCAGGGCTATCGAAGGCAGTCACGGCTACCCGTGCTGCGACATCAACCGTGACCGCAGCTATCTCGAAGGTTGTTTCGATGAGCCGTGAGGCCACCACTACGGTCACCGCTGCTGTTACGAAGGCGGTAGCCACAACGAAGGATGCCACCAGCACCGTTACGGCAGCCCAAACGAAGTCTGTCGGCAAGCCACTGGGCGTGAATGTCCACACAGCACTTCAGCAGAGCCCTGATGACATCGCCAACCTCGTTGCGTGGTGGAAGGCTGATGACCTAGTTCTCAGCGATGGTGACCCAGTATCGACGTGGACCGATGCAGCCAATGCTATCGACCTGACCAACAGCGGTTCGAACCGTCCTACCTATGTGGCCTCGTCCATCATCGGCGGAATGCCTTCGGTCTACTTCAACAACGCCAACTCCACGTTCCTCAGCACGACCAACTCAACCATCGTCAACGTGTCGAATGGGGAAGACCTGCCAAGAACTATCTTCGTCGTGGCACGCGAAGAACTGGGTGGGTCCTTCGGGGCATGGGGGTCAAGCCTCAACAACCAATCGCGTTGGGAGATAGGCGCAGACAACTCAACGACCTGGGTGGTTGCCACCTACGATGCCTCCAACAACGGGGTGTCCTTGTATGGAGGCCCCGCACGGCTCGGTGAGGGATTCCCAAGGACTCGACTATTCACGGTCGTCTATCCCGGCACGACCATGACGATGCGCCGTGACCGCACCATCGACCAAGACACCCAGGCGTTCAACAACGGCAACTTCACTCCGAACCGCTTCGGTATCGGCGCAATCATGCGCCAAGCGATGACCAACTATATGACCGGATACATCTCCGAAGTCATCGTTTACGACCGTGCTTTGACCACGGCAGAAGTCACTGATGTCGAGAGTTATCTGTACGACAAGTACAACCTCGGCTTACAGGTCATGACTAAGAAGACCGTAACTGTCAAGCATCAGGTCAACGTGGATGTTTCTCCCACCCAGCCCGATTCCATCAGCGGACTGGCCGCATGGTTCAAGGCAGATTCGCTGGCTCTGAGTGATGGCGATGCAGTCACGACGTGGAACGACTCTTCATCCAACGCCTACAACGTGACCCAGGCAAGCGCAGGAGCGAAGCCGACCTACAAGGCCACGGGGCTGAACGGACAGCCGACTGTCAGGTTCGACGGCAGCGACGTACTGGTATCTACCGCAACGCCCACGTTCAGTGGCCCCATGACGGCCTTCTTCGTGGCGAACCTGGCGCAGAACCCTGCAACACAGACCATCTTGGTTGGTCCTGTGAGTACGTTCAACGGCTTTGGGGTCTTCTACAACGGACAGGTTCACCAATACTGGGGCAGCAACCTCAACGGGACGACCACGCCACCCGGCACTCCCTACCTAGGTAGCTTCTTGGCGAATGGTGCGAGTTCGAGCGTAGCCGCGAACCGGGGGACAACCAGCACAGGGAACCCAGGGGCATTCTCGTGGTCATCGAAGGCCATCAGTCTCGGTGGTAATAACGGGCGGTACCTGAACGCCGACATATCCGAAGTCATCTTGTACGACCGTGACCTCACCGATGCGGAACAAGCAGAAGTAGAGACCTACCTGTACCAGAAGTACGGGCTGGGTCTGGGCACGGGCATCAAGAAGACCACAGGCAAACTGTCTGAGGCCACATCAACCCTGACCGCCGTAGCGCAGAAGGCTGCGACCATCGCCAGGGATATCTCTTCTACGGTGACGGCTGCTGCACAGAAGTCTGTTTCGATATTCCGCGAGGTAGGGGCTACGCTCACAGCGGCCTTCGATTACGTCAAGAACGCTGGTGGCACGGCTTACACCGTCACCCTTGATGCGGCCACGACACTGACGGCAGGAATCGTCAAGGCTGTAGGGGCTACCAGGGACGCCACAAGCACGTTGACCGCTGCGATGACCAAGGCTGTAACCACAACGAAGAACGTAGCAGTGACGGTCGCTGCCAATCTCGTGAAATCGGTCACTAAGCCGCTAGCACAGTCGATAACCATGGACGCTGGGGCCAAGAAGGATATTTCCATCTTCAAGGCGGCGACCTCAACCTTGACGGCCTTCTTCGATTATGTGAAGAACGGTGGGACACAAGCGTTCACCATCACCCTCAACGCTGCGACAACGGTAAGCGCAGCAGTTACCAAGGCTGTAGGAGCGACCCGCGACACGACTAACTCTGTATCGGCAGCGGTTACGAAGGCTGCTGCGAAGACCTTCGATGCCTCTACAACGGTTGTGGCGAGTGCCCTTAGAGCGGTTCAGAAGTTCGCGGCTGCGTCTGTATCGGTAGCAGCAGACATCGTGACGGCGGTTGGGGCTCGGGCACTTGAAATCGTGCTGGAAGCGACCACAACCCTCGTAGCAGGCACGCAGAAGAACGTCACGAAACTGGCTGCGGCCACCACAGAGCTTGTCCTGACCTTCTACAACACGGCCAAGGGTGCGGTAATCATCGTTATCCGCCATCTGGTGCCGAACAACCAATACCGCTCTGAAACACTCGGACGTATCGGTGTCAAGGTTCGGGGCGCATTCACGTCTATCACAGGCTTCGTGTTCCGTTCGAAAGTGGATAAGAAGCCATAAAGACCTTGTTCACCTAGACTAAGATAGGAATAGGATGTCTCAGCAAACAATCACTGTCGCACAGGGTAATGACCCTTTATTGGATATCTATCTGACGGTAGCTGGGTCAACCACGGCTTATGACCTCACTGGTGCAACCATGACGTTCTACGTCAAGACCGACCCAACCCAATCAGATGGCTCGGCAACCGGTACCTACACCTCGGGTGGGGGAGAAATCACCGTGGTTGGCAGTGCCAGCGAAGGTCATCTTACGGTCCAGATGTCTTCGACACATCTAACGAACGCTGGGACCTACTGGTACAAGCTGGATTCGGTCAAGAACACCAAGAAAGAAACGGTTATGTACGGACCACTCATCGTGGTCGATGTTTAGAAATATCGCTCAAGTCGATGGAGGCAAGAAATGGTAACGAAGTTGTCTGCTGTAGAGCAATGGAAGGCACGTTCAGCCAGAGAGGTTGAACTTCCTTCAGGAACGAAGGTAACGATTCGCTTAACAACGATTCGTGACGAGATTTTGGCAGGGTCGTTCTCAACGCCGGTCCTAGCTCTGGCTCGGAAGATGGAAGCGGGAACGCTCAATGCCGAGGAAGACCTGACTGATGACACTCTTCGTGAGTTCAGTGAGTTCATCCACACGATGGTTGCGCGTGCTGTAGTAGCCGTCGATGGTGAGCCGATTGAGCTTGCAGCAGAAGACATCGCTGGGCTCCCCGGTGATGATGTTGATGAAATCTGGGCTTACGTACAGCGACAGAAGCGACTTCCCAAGGACCCTCAGGGAAAAGCGTAAGCGGTGATGAGCCGCAGTTACTCCTGGGTGACCTGGCGAAGTTCCTGAAGTCCGAATCGGCGCTCTCCTACGCGGGGGCATGCCGACAGTGGGGGATAGACCCTGCTGAAGAGATTGATGACCCATGGTTGGCTCATCAGTTGCGGGTAGGTCTGCTGGTGCGTTTGAACCAGTACGAAGAAGAACACAGCAAGCAATCAGAAACGGCGAAACAGGCACAAGTGGATGACCACCGAATGCGGATGGAACGCACCAGACGCATCCTCACCCAACAGGGATACAGCGGCTAATGGCAGGTATCACTAATCTTCTCGGAAATCTAGGTAGTAGCACCTTAGGGGCCGTATCGGTTGCGGTTGGGCTAGATACCTCAGCCGTAGATAAGGGTCTGATGACCACCAAGGCTCAGATGACCTCGCTGGAACATTCTGGTGTGACCACATCCAGCAAACTGACGGGGGCATTCGGGAAGTTCTCTGCGTTCATGACCGGCCCATGGGGTGCAGCAATCATGGCTGCGGGAGCCCTCGTGGTTGGGGTCGGTATCGCAGCGGTCAATGCGTTCCGTGAGGCTGAGAAGGTCATGGCTCAGACCGAATCGGTCATCGAATCCACTGGTGGGGCTGCCAACGTCACCGCAAACGATGTATCTACACTAGCCTCTAATCTTGCATATATGTCTGGTGTGGATGATGACCTCATCCAGTCGGGCGAAAACTTGCTCTTAACCTTCGTCAACATCCGCAACGAGGTGGGCAAGGGCAACGACATCTTCAACCAGGCCACAGGCACCGTCTTGGATATGTCGGTTGCTCTGGACCAAGATATGAAGTCATCTGCCATCCAGCTTGGTAAGGCTCTGAACGACCCAATCAAGGGCATCACGGCCCTTCAGCGTGTCGGTGTGTCCTTCACTGAGGAACAGAAGAAGCAAATCGAGGTGATGGTTGAGAACAATGACATCTTGGGTGCCCAGAAGATTATCCTCGGTGAGCTTCAAACAGAGTTCGGCGGGTCCGCTGAGGCAGCCGGAAACACGTTCGCCGGGGCTATCGGGAAGCTGAAAGTTGCCTTCGGTGACCTACTCGAAATCATCGGTAAGCCGATAGCCACAGCCCTGACCTTCTTGGTGAATGGGTTCACGGCACTCATCGGCATGTTCACACAGACAGGTGACAAGGCCGCGCAGATGTCTGGGCCGATGTCATACCTCGTAACGGCCTTCAAGCTGCTGACGTTCACTGGTCAGACGTTGTGGAATTTCCTGAAGGGATTCTTCCAGACCATCGAGCCAGGGATACAGAAAATCGTGGGACTGGCACAGGCACTGGGAGACAAGCTAGCCCCGGTGTTCTCATGGATTGGTGACGCCATAGATTTCGTGATGCCTCTGTTCGAAGAGTTCGGCAAGGTGGTCGGAGAGGTGTTCAACGGAATCATCGACTGGGCTGTGAGGTACACCGAAGATTTCGTCAACGTCATCATCGACGGTATCAACCTCGTCATCCACGCTATCAACGGCCTCATCCGCGCCTACAACCTGCTGCCCGGTCACGACGATATCGAGACCATCGAAGTCATTCAGGACTTGGAGATTGCCCAAGACGACACAGCGGAATCGGCTGATGTATTGGCTGAGAAGGAAAAGAAGGCTGGTAAGGAGGTTGAGAAGACCGGCAACAAGGCAGCCAAGGCAGCACACAAGTTCCGCCAGTGGGCCAGGGATATCAACGAGTCTGCTCAGGAATCCATCACCAGCCTCGGTGGTATCGAAGTTGCCACGAATAGGACGGCAAGAACCTTCCTACAGGATTCTCACTCGATGCTCAGGGCTGCTCAGCAGAGCGCCAGGGGTATCAAGCAGCTTTCGAGGCAGGACTGGGTTCCGAATGCCTATAAGCGTTGGCTGGTGTCGGAGGGTCCTGAGGCTGTCGCCAACTTCCAACGCCTGACCCGCAGGCAGCAGGAAGCGGCTATCTCCGACTGGAAGGATACCCAAGAAGCTGCGGAAACCTATGAAACAGGCGTGAACGCACTTGAGCCCAAGGTAGAAACGGAGACCCAAGAGGCCACCTCGAACTTCAGGACTCTGAATGAGGAAGTGGCATGGCTCAAGCAGAACAACTACATCGGGGTCTCGGTCCACACGTCGTACACGTCATCTGGCACACCACCGCAGATTCCGCAAGGTGTGGCTAGCGGGGGAATCCTCGGTATGGCTGCGGGTGGTATCACCCAGCGCCCCGTCTTCATGGTTGGTGAAGGCGGTTCGATGACCTTCGCTGGTAAGGGAGCCGAGGCTGTCATCCCTCTGAACAACAAGGGAATCAACATCTTGGCCGAGGCCGTGCGTCGTGGTCAGGAAAGCTCTAAGCCGACTCCTGCCCCAGTCATCAACCTGACCGTGAACGGGTTCGCAGGAGATGAAGAGAAGCTGGCGAACCTGATGTCTCGCAAGCTCGCCACCATGATTAGGGACGGACGATGAGTATCACTCTAACCACAAGGAACGGACCACTCGACCTGAACAACGGGACGAGTTATTTCATCCAGTCAATCGACCTGGGCCAACCCAATCGTGACGAGGTATGGATTGAGCCCAACATCTCCGGTGTATTCATCGAACCAACCCTAGTGGCATCGGTGGATAAGAAAACCGCGTGTGCCATCACCATCGCCGTGAAAGGTACGTCCGTGTCGGACCTTCGAACCAAGGTCCAGGCTGTGGCTGATGAGTTCGATGCGGCTAATGCGATTACCTGGGCGCTCAACGGGCTTTCGACCAAGACGTTCAATACCTATCCAACCGCTATCGAGATTCCCGACCTCGCTGACAGAGAGAAACTGTACGTAGCTAACTCCCAGTTCTGGATTCCCACTTGGACGTTCAGCGTATGGCGTAGTGCTGTCGCAACCTCCGGGTCTCGCTTCGCTATCTGATGCCGAACTATCCGCAGCTACCACTTATCGGGGTACGCATCCGCAATACAGCGGGTGGAGACCACTACCTCAACGACAGACCCTCAGATGGGGTCGGCTCCGGTGTGGGGTTGGCTGACAACATCACCTTCTCATCCATCATGAACGGTGGCTTCGAAGCCGCAGAGTTCCGTATCGCTGGCTCAGAGAAGACCGCCTATTCAGGCTGGTACGCCTATGGCGCTCAGGTCACCCTGTTCATCTCATCTGCGTCATCGTTCGATACGTCCAACCAACCCAAGCATGTGGTGTGGGATGGGTTCGTCAAGACCCCAACGCCCAACCAAGACGGCACATGGACCATCAAGTGCGTCGGTTGGTACACGCTGCTGGAATCCATGAATACTCCGCTGCTGTGGCGCGAAGAAGATTATGACGAGTGGACCGAGGGAGGCTCTGAACCCTTCGAATCTGCCGCGTACAAGCCCCACGATGCCGTAGATATCTCCGTCAAGAAGGGCATGATTCGATTCTCTATCCCCAAGGGCTCGGACGTGATGGCTGCGAACGACCCCGATGCCACTTTAACTGGTGCCAAGAAGGTCACAGGTGCCCGCGTTCTGTGGAGTTATCCGGGCGTGAAGATATATCGGGTGGAGTTCACCTTGGAGAACGACAAGATTCCGGGTGGGTCCACAACCCCTGCCTACGACTTGAAGCTTCAGCGTGGGGATTCAGATGGGGTGGCTGCGACGGACCTAGTGAATGTAGCCAGCTATCAGGCTGACCTCGTGACCAAGGGGGATAACTCCAAATCGACCCTGCTGGATACCCCCAGAGGATTGGTTGGGTTCTACTTCTTCCGGTCTCGGGACAGTGAGGATGCGACCCAGCAGCCATTCGCCGTGCGTATCAAGCGCCCAGCCATCAACGGGGATGCCTACCGCAACGCCAACGCCTATGCCGTGGGTAACGCCAACTGGGGTGCATACGAATCGTCCCAGGTGGTCAAAGACCTGGCCGACAAGCTCGGTGTAGACACGCCAGCCGCGTTGGTTCCTGATTCGGGTGATAACGCACTGCCGTTGTTCTGGACGGAAGGCTCTTGGTTCGACCTCATGGAAGAACTTGCCCAAGACACGGGCAACAAGTGGGGGATGTGGGAGAACGGTCAATTCGAATTCCGTGGGTGGAGCGCATCCAACACGACGTGGAAGGTGAAGGCGTTCGGTGCTGGTGCCCATGCCATCGCTGAGTTGGCCCCATCCGATGACCAGTACCACAAGGTTGTAGTTACCTACCGCAACAAGAAGAACGGCAAGCGGCGAGCCTACGAAGTAGACACGGGCGTTACCTACCCCAAGGGTAAGCCCAACCGTATGAGGGTCTATCGCCACCACATCAAGCGGCCCTTGAAGGTCCCTAGCGGTGGTGGACATCCGGCCAAGGTCATCGACGTGGCTGCCAAGCTTGCAGCGAGGTTCAGCGCAGAGGTGTACTCGGGCACGGTTCGCCTGTCCTACGCATTGGATTCCACCCGTAACGACACACCGTTCTCTGCGGTGAAGATTCGTGCCGGTCAGAAGCTCCACATCACGGACTGGACCGGGCTCGGAACGGGCATCTTCGAGATTCAAGGGGCCGAGGCTGACGATGACGGAGTAACCCTGACCATCGGCATGGCCCCTGGTTCAATCAGCAAATACTTCCGCAAGATTCGTCTGATAATGGGATACGTGGAGATATGAGATGGCGAGCCGTGTATGACGACGGCTCCTATCAGGAGTCTTTAGTCCCGAATGCCTATGCGAACATCGATAGGACGCGGCTTGAAACCTTCGAAGTTTATCCAGATGAGATAAGCCTCGAACCCATGTACACCGTGGATGTGCCAAGCGGGAAAAGACTCGTATATCGGGCACGCCATCAGATGTCGATGTCAGGTAATAGGGCATTAACCATCCTCATAGCCCTAGAGTCAGAAGATAGAATGGAAGTAGACCTATACATGCTTCGTGCCTTGTCAGACGGCACCGAAGTTATCCACCAACGGGGCTACGGCCCAGATGTGGAATCGTCTGAGCCGCCACTGTTCGACCATGAAATCGTGACATATGCCTAGAGTGCTTGATTATGTAGATGTTATCCAGGGTGACCTGCCTGTTGGCTATTGGCGTCTGGGTGAGGCTTCAGGAACCACTGCTGTTGACTATGCAGGTGGATACCACGGTACCTATATCAATACCCCAACCCTTGGCGTCACGGGAGCCATCTCCAACGACGACGACACAGCGATAACCACGGTATCCGGTTCGTCTGAGCATGTTCAAGTCGCCCACGATGCCGCCCTACAGACGCTTCCAATCACGATTGAAGCCTGGGTCAAGGGTTCGACCATCGGCTACATCTCCAAGTACGTCAACGGGTCCAGCAACGGGTGGTACATCGGGACCGGCACGGCGGGTAACACCAACGTTCTGTACGGTTTCAACAGTGGCAATCGCATCTTGAAGTCCACGGCTGGAACCGTCAGTCTGCTCGATAACGTTTGGCACCACATCGTATTGACCGTTGATACTTCGGGCGGTCTGTTCTACATCGACGGCAAACTTAGCGACACCATCGCGTGGACGGGCACACCCACGGTTAGCACCTCCACCGCGAATATGTCCATAGGCTCGTATGCGGATGGAACGTCCTACACCAGCCACAGCTACGACGAAGTTGCCGTTTATCCCTACGCGCTCGATGCGAATCAGGTCAAATCTCACTACCTGTACGGCAAGCGCACCAACGTCACGCTGACATCCACCATCGTTCGCCGGTTCTCCAAGACGGCCACCATCAAGGGCTACCTGGGCAAGCGCATCAAGACCGCGACCATCAAGGGGTTCCTGGCTGAACCTGATGGAGAGTTCCGTGGGTCCTACACCACGGCTGAGCGTGACGCGCTGGGCTACGTCTACACCAACGACACCATCCAGAACCTCGATACCGAGACCATGCAGCGGTACAACGGGGCTACGTGGGATGAGATATCTGCGGAGGGCACAACGGGTCCGACCGGTCCAACTGGTCCTGGCGGTGCTACTGGTCCTACAGGAGCGACAGGTGGAACTGGTGGTACCGGAGGAACGGGAGCTACTGGTCCAACAGGTGCGGCTGGTGGGGTCTCGATTCGCTACACCTTCTCAACCACGACCACGGACGCTGACCCTGGTACTGGAACACTTCGACTGAGCAGCGCCACCCAGAACGCATCCACAGTCATCCGTGCAGACCTGCTAGATGTCAATTCGGTTGACTGGACCACGGTTCTCGACACGTTCGATGACGCAACAGGAACGGTCAAGGGTGCTATCCGCCTGTTCAATACGGTTGACCCAACCAAGTGGCTGACGTTCAACGTGACGGCCCTGGCATCACCCACGGGATATAAGAACATCACCGTTACGAATACCGGTTCGTCTGCTGCATCTCCGTTCTCCAACGGTAACGACATCACCTTGACGTTCTCTCGTGCGGGTGATTTAGGTGCTTCTGGTCCGACCGGTCCAACAGGAGGTACCGGCGGAACTGGTCCTACCGGACCTACCGGACCTACGGGTGGAACGGGTGGAGTAGGAGCCACTGGCCCAACTGGTCCAACGACCGGGGCATCAATCCGCTACACGTTCTCTACGACTACGACGGATGCGGACCCAGGCAGCGGAATCCTTCGGTTGAACCAGGCCACCCAGAACACGGCAACCCTTATCTACGCTGACCTCAACGACCGGCTAGCCGTGGACTGGACAACGACCCTCGACACCTTCATCAACGGCATCCTGCGACTGCACGTTGAAACCGACACGACGAAATGGTTGAAATTCACGGTCACGGGTGTCACCACAGCTACGGGCTACCGCAAGATTAGCGTTGTCAACACTGGCTCATCTACTGCCAGCCCGTTCGCCAACTCAGACAACCTCATCTTGACGTTCATCCCGTCGTCTGACGCGATAGCGCCATCCACATCTCCGACCCCGAATGTTATCGGTGGGGCCGGATACCTCGCTGTGGACTGGGACCCCATCACGAACAACGACCCCGTTACCTACGAGGTTCACGTATCGACCACTACGGGGTTCACGCCTTCTGCCTCTACGAAGTCTGGTCAGTTGAACGGAACCCTGTTCTTCATCAAGGCGATGCCTGATGGAACGCCGCTGGACTATGGGGCTCCGGTGAACGGTATCGGTTCAACCGAATACTTCGTCAAGGTTGTCGCTAAGGACGTAGACGGAGCCCATGGTGGAGGAACGTTCGGTACGCCCACCTACGGGGGCTCATATACCCAGGATTCAGCCTTCCTGAATCAGAACAACTCGTCTGATATCGCGGCCCTAGCAATCAAGGCTGAACACATCGAGGCCGGGGCAATCGAATCCGAGAAACTGTCTTCGGCAATCATCCTCGGTGGTGTAATCGTCGGTGGTGACCCTGCTGCTGCCCGTGTCCAGCTAGGAACCGGTGGTATCGAGGTATGGGCCGACGCAGACAACCAGACCATCAACATCCCTTCAGACGGGACCGATGCCAGTTTCGATGGTTCCATCAGCACGGGTGGTCTGAACGTCTACGGAGATGCGTCCCTATCTGGTGGTGCTGACCTACCGACACGAGTGATGGGAAACACGAAGCTCGTGTTGGATAGTTACCAGCCCGCACCTTCTACCGCGCCTACTGCAACGCTGTCCTGGCGCAGCTACGCACTGGGTACTAGCGGAACCGACGATGAAAATCGTTACGGCGGTTGCTACACGACATCTGGTGGTGCTGGTGGTGCTACCGCGTCATTCGCCTTCATGAACAAGAATGATAGTGACGAATCGAAACTCATCGAGGTAACCGCTGCTACACCTGCGACAATCGCTAGGTCGTACACGTTATCTACAAACGCGAATGTAGTCCCTTGGGGTGTTACCAAGCTGGGGTCGTATTACTACATCCTGTACACAAACACCTCAACTACGAAGGTCTATATTCGCAAGTTGCTGGCCTCCGACCTGTCCACGGTGGCAGACACAGTGGAAATCACGGCGGATGTGAACACGAACATGACAAGGATGGCTATCGGGGACGATGGTGCGAACCTCTATGTAGTGGACCGTGCTGGTGGTGCTTCGCCAACCTACTACCGCTTCCATAGCTATAACACCAGCATCGCTGGTCACACATCGACTAACTCCGACTATAACCCCGGAAATACATATGACTATCCCAAGGACCTCGTTTATTACAACGAGGACGGAGATACGAACCGTTGGTGGCTCTCCACCAGGATGGTGGTTGTGTCTACCCATGGGTATGAGAGCGTTCACCGATTCAGCACGGCGTATGTACACGCCTACACGTCAGACAGCAACCACAAGTGCTTTCCTGGTGCCTATTCTGACTATGCCTACATCTACGGCGGCTTGGCCCACGACGGAACCAACTTCTGGACGCTTTATGGCAATTACTACGGCATGATGTACAAGCATTCGAACTGGAAGTGGACATCGGAATCTGATAAGTATTGGGTCGGATACACCTATTACGACGATGACGCGACTGGTGGCACCCATGAAACAACCATCAGTCCACGCACGTCCCTCACGATGAAGAAACGCGCTCACTTGTATGTGAGTGCCGGTACCTCCTTCAATCTGGACAATGGTGGCACGGATGACCCGAACAAGGTCCGCTGGTACATCAACCGCAATGCGACTGAACCCACGGGAGGTTCACCAACCCGCTTCTCTGGTTACCTTCAGGACCCAACATCGTCCACGTACTGCTATTCCTACGACGCCACGAACCACAGGTACGCCTATTGGCTGAACTGGGATAGCGCCGGTACACCACCTGAGAACCCAGGTACCAACGGCTTCTCAACGGTAGCGGGTGCTGGATATCTGTACTGGGGCGGCACGACCAACCAGTTCCTCTCGGGATTCGGTCAACTCACCATCCCGAAGTTCGCTGGTGCCATCTCGGGCTTCACAGCCGGTGAAGGGGACGCCTACTACGACACGACCGATAACGCCATGTACCTGTACGACGGGAGCCTCTGGTACCCAGCCCAATCCTTCGTGGGTGGACGGACCACCAAGGGAGCGAACGAGGCCACCTTCAATGCAGGATTCGCTACGGTGGCGTTCGGTTCGGCAGTCTTCGAGAACCCGACCAGCACATGGGACGCGGCCAACAACCGCTGGGACCTACCACGCACAGGGGTTTGGAGGCTCAGGGCCACCGTGCAATGGGATATCCCGGTTGCCAGCCATACGCAGCGTGAAATCCGCATCTATGACATCACCGGGACGGCAGCCGTTCACACGGTCTCCAACGTCGTGTCAGGGACCACCGATGAATACACCCAGCACATCGAAGTCCTCGTGAACGTCACGGCATTGCCGCAGCGGTACCGCCTAGAGGCATCAAGCCAGGACACTGGGGGCGCTGCCGGATACCGCATCCTCGGCGGGGCAGTATCGATGTTCTCGGCTGAATACCTTGGACCGAAGGGTGCCCTGTGATGGATGACCTAGAGCGTATCTACGAAATCAAGAAGAAGGCCAAACCACCGAAGGCGTTCACGGACAAGGTTGCGACCCTCGATAAGTCCAAGTTGGGCGATGTGCTGGTGGTGCTGGCTGAGTTGTTCGATTCGGACGATGAGGTATTCATCAGGTCCAGCTACTCGGCCTGGTACGACGCATTGCGCGAAGAAGACAGAATCAAGCGGCGCATCGAAGAAGGCTCTGCGGTAACTGACCCAGACGCCGACCCATCGATATAGATGCCTTGTTTAGCTAGGAGATAATGAACTTATGGCAGCAACAATCACTGTTAGACGCTGGACCGGAACATCAGGGTCCCCAACCAAGACCGATGTGACTTCTGGAACAGTCGTATTCGTCACCGCCGATACTCAGTATTCGGCTGGTTCTGCCTACCCCATCCCGATTCCATCTTCCAGCAGCAACTATTCGTACTGGGTGGCCTTCAGGCTGTCCGTAGACGTTACTCCTACTGGAACCGTGAATAACATCAAGGCGTACTCGGATGGGGCTTCGTCGCTTCCTACAGGGGTCACGCTGGTCGGGAATACGGCAACATCGTATATCCAGGCCACAGGAACGCCGGGAACGACCGGGCTGTTACTGAACACCACGAACTACTCGACGCTGGCAGGTGCGACGGCGGATGTGTTCGGGTGGACCTCAGGAGCGTCGAAGTCGATTACAGGAACCCTATCGAACCCATCCACGGGTGATTTCGGAGATTTCTTAGTGTTGCAGATGGCAGTCGCCTCTACCGCTACCACAACGGGAGAAACCACAGGCGAAGTGATGACTTGGGTGTGGGACGAGACCTAAGAAGGACGGATGGAGATGAGCGATGCGATATGGGTTGCATTAATCGCAGCCGTACCGTCTTCGCTCGCAGCTATCACCGCTATACGGGGTAAGCGCCAAGCGAAGGCTACAGGAGACGAATTCAGAGAGGCCATCTACGACGGTAATGGTGGAACGGCCATCGGGCGCAACGTACAAGAGATTAAGGAAGCGGTTCGGAATCTCCAAGACACGAGCCACATGCTGGTACAGGCCCAAGAGATAACCGCAGCACAGATTCATACGAACACGAAAGAAACGGTAGACCTCTCAGAGAAGCTGGACAGAGCGATATTCGACTTCCAGCGTCACACGTCAACATACCAACACAATAGGATTCTAGAAGATGAGTGTGAAAAGGACAGTTCGGAATAACCCCGCAACGACCGCAGGAAGCATCGGAGCGGTTGTCACCATCGTCGGTGGTAGGTGGCTCGGATGGGATGCACAACTACAAGCAGACGTAGCGACCCTATGCCTAGTGGCTGTGCCCGTCGTAAGGGGCCTCGTCGCATGGTGGGAGAAACGGCATCCGGTTCCTGATGGACCAGCATTGCCATAAGTGCGGAAAGCTCTATGGGACCTGCCCCCACACGATTTGAGGTAAGAGATGACCTATTCAGATGAAGTCCTAACAGACACCCCCGTTGGATACTGGAAGCTGAACGAAGGGACCGGAACAGCGGTCGATTCCTCTGGGAACAGCCACGACGGAACCTATAACGCCACGGTTAGCA